GTATAAACCCCTTTGTGTGTCTCGTTTGGTCGTGCTGCATATCTATATAAACTACCCGATGAAACAACATTAGTAGAATTTCCCCAAGTAACAGATGGTACTTGAAAAGTTAAATGCTCACCCGCTGAATCTATAAAGTGCTGTCTAATTAAATCAACATCATCCTCTACAAGATCTAAAAAAGTTAAAACTAATTTATTGTTTGTTAGAGCTAATGAATGTCTAAATACAACAGGACCACCAGAAAAAGTATTAGACTGTGAGACGTTTAAAAGCCCTAAGTCATAATTAATTTCATTCGGTTTTAAATAAGGGAAAGCATCCATAATTAAATATTATAAGGCGGTAAAAGTTCAAGGTTAATAGCAATATCAATTTGTCCTATTCCTTCATTAACTTCTGGACTTGTTGCATATCTCCATTTGTAACCAGTGGGAAAGGTTAAATTAGTAGCCGTTAAAAGATCAGTACTTAAATCAAAGGTTTCATAGTTTGCATGTGTCACATAATGATTAAGTATTGAATTAAAATCTGTTCTAGGAATACTTTTAAAAGTAAGCGTTAAAGAATGACCATAACTAGCCGAGCTATGCCTTATATTTGTCTCCTCTCCTTTCATAGTTGGTAAACTACTACTAGGGAAAGTTCCAGGGGTATAAACTCTAGAACTAGGAATAATACCAGAAGGGAAATTAGCCATAAGAATAATCACTATAAACTGTGTCTGTAGGGTTTTTTATGATGCTGTTAATCCCTTCCCATGTCGCCTGAACCCCTGCGGTTTGGTCGTTCGTAAATTCCCATTTTCCACTAATTTTAAAATAGCTACCCTTCGATCCCATGTAATTGTATAAACCTAAGAAACCAAAGCCACCGCACCCGCCCCCTGCTGCGTTGGTACCTAGTCCACCAAGACTTCCATGAACATTTGCAACTTGTACATACTGGACCGCGTTAACGCTTGCCTGCCAAGCCGTCCCACTGCCTGACCCTTTGATTGCTCCTGTATCTGTTGTATTACCTAAGAAAGTCGCTAATAAACTACAAGAATTTAAACCGGCGATTGTCAAATACCCGTCTGAACTAGTTCTATTACCTGAGCCATCATAAGTATTAAATTGAGTAAAAGAAGAACCTAACCCAGTTGTTGTAATGCTACCAGTCATAGCTGGATAAGAAGAGCCACCGCCTAAATCAATTAAATCTCTAGCCGCGATTGCCCTAGTTGCCGTTCCTATAAATCTTGCATATCGGTAATCATTTACATTAATTTCTATAGCTTTGTCTGTTCTGCCAATCTCTGTAGGTGTACCAAAACCCGAATCAGTAGAAGAATCTGGACACCTCCATTTAAAAACAATAACCTTATCAATATCATTGTGATGTGCAGTAATTACACCAACAGTTGAACCGCCAACGGTAGTTAAATCAGCCGCGTTAATTGTATTAGATGCTGAATTTTCCCATACAATAGCGTTAGGGTCTGTGTTCAATGTTCCGTCATCATTTTTAGGAATTGTCCCTCTATATGTGATCAATTGACCGCCAGCACAAAAAGGTGTAGGAACAGCCGCTGTTATTTCATCTCCTACTCTTAATGGTCTATCAGTAGTTCTATTATCAGTTAATGATGTTGAAATAGGGTTATCCAATGGATCGTCAGCATTAGACTCATCACCTAAATCACCGCCTGAATCCCCAACAATTCCAGAACCTAAACTCCCCAAATTGTACGAACTTCCATAACCTCCAATATCAAAAGTAGATGTATCAAAACCAGCACCATTAATAGTAGATAATCCACCAGGGGTGGCTAATGTTGTTTTGTTTAATGTTGTAGTTACATCACTGGAACTGGGAACAGTAAAGCCAGCACCTGCTAAATTTCCGCGAGTAATCCCAACATCTGAAAGAGTGGTAGAACTGTCAGTTCTAGAATTAACATCACAAGTAAAATCTGTTCTAGTGGTAGCTAAGACCGTTCCAGCTCCTGTGGCATTTGCTACGAATAGCCCCACCAACGAGCGCCTGGCATTGTCAATTGGAAAATGTAATAAATCCAATTTAATTAAGCCGCTACTAGATTTTTCTAGACGTTCAACCTCATATAAATAATCATGGGAAGATAAAACATTACTTCCTGTTTCTCTCCTTAATTTAACTCTTACAATATCGCCAACTGAAATTGTGCCATTAAAGGTACTGGGCCTAACTTGTATTCTCAAAGTATGCGTTATTAATTTCTTTTTCGCAGCAATGAAGGCCGCAACCTTGACTGCATGAGATTCACTAGATACATAATCTGACAGGTCGTAAACATCAAAAGGACCATCTGCCGCCTCACCATCCATTTTTACTTCATGGCTTCTAATTAGACCTATATCATTATCACTTTGCTGCCGCCAAAGAACAGTTATATTACAGCTCTTTCTCTCAGTGATAGGAATATATTGAATCTGAAAACTGCGCCCTAAGATATGTTCCTCGGTAAAATTAAAACTAGGGGTTATAGCTGTTGTACAAATCGTATGATCAGCATTTGTAACTAGGCGCGGTTTGAATGTATATTTTCCATTTACCTTGGTTAGTCGTAATAAAAAATTATTAGCTGTTTTAGTTAAATAATCTTCTAAATTTACACTTTTTTCTAATACACCATTAAAAAATAAACCGTTTGTATTTGTAAAATTTGCCGCCGCTGTTAATGATGTTGTATCTAATAAATCATCAGGAATTCTTTTTGATTGCTTTAATAAATAAATAGCTAAATCAATAAAATTATTTGATGGCCCTAGTGTTGAATCTAATATTCTAGTGACGTTCATACCATCCCTTACAAATACGAAAATTTGCTTTAAATGATTTGAAGACCCATCTGGGAACGTGTTGCTATATGCCAGCGTAGACATGCCTTCATAGCCGGCGCTACTGCCTGTATAAGTTGGTAAATTAGTCCAATCAGTCTTTCCTGAGATACCAGTAGTTATGGAATAGGCAGGGACAAAAGTTCCTGCTCTTTTGTTATAGGTTTGCTGTGAGCTACCAACGCGGCAAGCCCTTTGGAATACATCTCTAAGTTGTAATTGGTTCATATCACCTTCCGACAATACCAGCATTAAATTCACTGATAATTCGTTAGTTGTTGCGTTATTTGTAAATCTTCCTTCTGTAGCTGGTGGAGCAATTAAACAACCACCAATGTCTAAACTTCCTACTGTTACCCGACGGCAAAAGACTATTGGAATTGGCGCTCCAATTTTCGCTGCCCGTTGCCTGACATCTAAGCTGGTTGACGTGTTATTAGATGCCCCTGCTGATGGTTCAGGATTGTCTATCAACCCCGACTGGTGAGGCAATAATTCAAGTGGGTCTGGTACTCTGTATTTGGTCATATCTTTATTGGATTGCCAATTAAGAAATTAGTGAATTTGCGAGGTGGTGCAAAAACACCAACAGCGCTAAGACTTGAATCAATATCTATAGACAATGTATTAAAATCACCTGAAATATTAGTAGCCAAGCCCAAAAAACTTACAATTAATGTTTGGCTACTTTCTGGTGTGACTTGTGACAATCGGCTATCAAATTCATAAACTTTTAATTCTATTAGTCTTTCTCTGCTAATACATAAAGTGAAGATGTCTATGTTTTTCTCTGTTGCTGGGATAGTTAGGCTTATTGCATTAGAACCGCTAGCCGTACTTTGAATTAATCCATCACAATTAAATGGACAATATTCATATGTCAACCCTCCCAGGCTAATACTTGAATTTGAATAATAGGACTGAAGCAATTGATAATTAGTATTGCCTGAGTAAATTCTCAAATATTGAGCTTGAGATCTATTAGACATTAAATAACCCCCTGGTATTTCCTACCGCCATAAGATCTAGAATTTTTATATAAAGACCCTGCAAAGCTATTAAGAGCGTTTTCTAAATCAACTACAGTCACATAGTTCTCTCCTTGTATTGACATCACAGGTCCAGTTTGAACATTCACAGAAGGATTAACAGAAAGGCCACTATCTCTAGAAGAAGGCATAGCCGCCTGATTTCTTAAACCTTGTGAATAGTTACGCATGAAGCCAGAAACTTTATTAGCTGGAACTATATATTCACCGCCTCCATCTCCTACAACTGCTAGCTGTCCACTATTAGAACCTGAGACATAACCGCCTTCATTGTATGCGTTTACTTTTTGACTTCCACCCGTAGATGGTGCTGAAAGTTCACCACTAGTAGATTTACCAAGATTTTTAAAAAGGTCTGTAAATAACTTGACTATCCTTTTATAAAAATTTTTAAATTTAGCAAATAAAATTTCATTTAAAAAGTACTCAACACCTCCACCAATAAGCTCCCAAGCATCATTAAACGCTGATGGTAAAAATTCTTTTATAAAATCTCCTACTTTCTCAAAACCATGTTTTACAAAATTTATAACTGCATCAGCAGCTTTACCCATTAAATAAAACGCCCCAATAAGCAACCATAATTTCCCAATAAGCAAAACGCCACCCATAGCTAAGCCTTTCATCCCAATTGCAGTAATTCCTAATCCTTTTGCAAAGATAGCTAAACCACTAATAATAATACCTACAGGAATAAGAAGAGAAGCAAGAGCAAAACCTATACCAAGAATAACTTTGACACTTGATGGAATTTTTTCATTTGCTGCTATAGCCCAATCTAAAAAACCATTTAAAGCCTGTATTCCTTTATTTACTTGTGGCAGAAATTCTTCTCCAATTTTGTTAGCTAAAACTATAAAATTGTTCCATAATTTTTGGAGTTGTGCGGATGTAGTTTTACTTATTCCTGCAAATTCCCTTAAAACAGAACCAAAATTTTTAGAATCATCACTTACGACCGCTAAAACTTCTTTAAATCTAGTCATATTATTTACTAGTCCAATAATCCCCTTGGCTCCTTGTTCTCCTGCAAATTCTTTAACCGCTGATAACATCTCACTTTCTGGTAGTTCTGAAATTCTTGTAAATACATCTAGAACAGTACCCATTCCATCCTTGAACATATTAGACGCTAGCTGAATCATTGGCTCCAGCTCCATCTGCTTAACTTTCTCTTCAATCCCATTTTTTAACGTTTCTAAAGCAGATAATTCTTGTGTTTCTAATACTTTTAATTTCTTTTCATTTGCTCTGACCTCTAACTCTTGTTGATCATCTAAATCTCTTCCTAATTGTCTTCTCCTATCTTCCATACTTCTACGATGTTTTTTAAGTTCTAAATCTAAATTGTCTTCAATTATTCTTATTCTTTCTTTTTGTATTTCTGTCATTCCTTGTTTTTGCTCTCTTGCCTGTTCTCTGATTGCGTCGGTTCTTGCTCTAGCATTTCTCCTTAAATTCTTTGTTACCTGATCGCTCTCATCTTCTAATGCTCTTTGTGCAATAGTCTCCAAATCTTCATAACGTCTTCTAACTTCTTTTAATACCTGATCAGTTTCATTCCTTGCTGATTCAATCCGCTTTCTGCTTTCTTCTTCTACCACTGTTGTCATTCTTTTTTCTTCTGCTGCTGCGTCTACAGTCACATAACCAAGCTTTCTCATTAGATCAATCTGACCCTGGGTAGCACTAGCCCCAGCCGTCATAGCACCAAATAAAGACCTAACCGCTGTAGCAGCTACTCTAGATTCTATTCCTTGTTCAATCATTGCTGTTCCAAGTGCTGCAATGTCTTTTCCTGCAAGACCCGCCGCACGTCCTGAACTCGCCGCCCTAGTCATAAATTCAGTTATATCTTTTGCGCTCAAACTTGCTGATTCTGCCAGAGTATTCATATGGTCAGCCAATAACATGGTTTCATCCATAGTTGCGCCAAACACAACCTGCATAGATGCCATAAAAGAGCCAGCCGCTTCTGAAGTTAAATCAAATGCAACTCCAACTTTTCCTGCTGCTTCTGCAAATTTAGCAAAATCTTTCTGAGCAAAACCAGCTTGTCCTGCCGCCGTGAATAAATCAGCTACTTGATTAACAGTAATTGGTAAGACTTTGCTTAATTCAAATATTTCATCTTTTATTTTTTCAACTCCTTTAGCGTCAATATTATCTAAAACTTTTGTTACTTCAGCCATTTTGGCTTCAAAAGTTATAGCCGATTTAATCGAACCAAGTAAAGCAGTTCCAATTGAAGCCGCACTAACAGCCGCCGCTTGAAATAATTTAGAACTTAAAACTTTTTTGATACTTCTAGAAGCCTGATTAGCTGCTTTCTCTGTTCCTTTAAACGCCTTTTCTATCTTGCCAATATCGGCAGCATTACGGACTTTAACCGTTAATTTTAAAATACTATCTAAATTTAAAGCCATTATTTGAGCCTCTTGCTTTTAGCTTCTGCCCTTCTTTGCTCTTCTTTTTGGCTCTTTGCAATTCGCTCTAGTGCGTACATTTCCATTACTTGTAAATCCTCTATTAATGATTTCATGTCTGACACTTTGTAGAGGTTACAAAATTGCATAACTACCCCATAGTCTAAACCAATATAGCCGTTTGGGCCTGTTCGCCATTGAGTCTGAACCCTAAGAAACATTAAAAAGACTTCTTGATGGTCGGGCCATAATTCAAATTCTCTTCCTCTTGCTACATTTTCTGGAAGTTCTATTCCTAATACTGCTGCATCTTTAGCTATTTGATCTTCCTGGCCGTTGTTACCATCAAAGAGATAATCAACAGCCTCGGTTAGTTTTTTCTTTTTGCAGTCTCTAAGCTATCAAACCAAGCTTTTACAATTTGACCTGCAACAGTTGGAATATCTAATAATTCATTTAATCTTTTTTCACTAAATTTAATCTCTTTGTTTTCTTCATCTACAACGCCATCCCAACCTAAAATTATTTCCTTGGCGGCCTCTTGGTCCTCTAACATTTCATCATCATCAATTGCGCCTATTTCCATTTTCCTAGCAAGCTTTCTAATCTCACTAATACGGGTTTGAGTTAACCTTTTAAATTCAACATCAAAAGTAGACTTCTCTTTATGCCCACCATCAACAGGGATAATTATAGTTACGGGCCAAGTATAGGAATTGCGTTTTTTAAGTGTTAGAGCCATTGAAGATTAATTTTCTTCAACAGTAAGTAATTAATTACTATTAAGCAACCGTAATATCAACTAAAAGTAAGACGTATTTCATCATTACCTGTGTTGGGAACCGGCGTAAAAGAAATTTCAAGCATGGATATTCCGTCAGATTCGGAGTAAGTAGGCTGTGTTATATCTACGGTAGGTAAGACAATAGAAACAATATTTCCTGCTGTTGTTCCATGTTGTAGACATACCAAATTAGTCGATCCACTTTCGGCTTCTGTGAAAAAGTCTTTAGCTGCAATAGTTGGAGTTTCAATTGTGGCAGAACCTGTTGGCTGTCTATTCGTTAATAAAATTGATTTATCAGTACCCACTAATTCTCTTGGCACTGTTTCACAAGCAAGATCAAACTGGAATGATTGAATAGCCGCTGATGAATAACCAGCAAAGTTAGAAGCTACAGTATTTCCTTCTTTAAAAAGTACGGGTGTTGTCTGGTTGCTGTACGTCGCTGTCGCAGGCGAGGTGTCTGTTGGAGACGAATACAAGCCAATCATGGAAAATGTAATCGTAGGAATTGACCCAACCTCTAGTGAAAGTTGATAACTCCCTCTTGCACCAAGAATCTTGTGCTGGATTCCATCGTTGTTATATAAAATTGCTACTGAACCAAAGGAACCACTTACAGGCGAATAATTAACATTTGCAGCAATGCTATATGAACTAGATGCACCAGGCACAAAGGTAGCCGTTATTGGCTGGCAGGTGCATACTTTTGAGCTACCAACGTAATCAGTTATAAGCGCCTTATGGCCTGAACCGGTACCGCTACTAATTGTTATTTGCATACCATTGTAGTAGTCATCAACAGCAGAAGCCCCAGAAGCAAGAGTTATAGTGTTGCTTCCCCCAGCTTGACTTGAACCTGTAACAGCACTTCCAACAGTTTCGGAAGTCATGCCGCAGGCAAGTAAAAGAGAATCTATTCTAGAAGCAGTTCCACCCGTCCCACTAGATGCCAACTCTATTTCCATCTCTATGGAGACACGACTATTAGCTAAAAGTGATTCACTATTTCCTAGGTAACTTCTGATCAGATCCCTTGATACAGCATCACTTTCTAGGGGCGTTACACTTAACGATCTAGCCAAAATAGCGTCTGAACCTGCCATGGTTGGCTGTGTTCCATAACTGGCTTCTGCTTTTACTTGGCATAAAGCAGCCCTAGCGAGTTTAGCCATCTTTTAAAAAACCTCTACTTTTCGGAGATATATCTACCAATATAGTAGGTATTCAGAGCGTAATAATAATTAAGTAGTCAATGACCCAATATTTGTACGATATTGAATAATAAAACTGTTATTTATAACTGCCGCTGGTTGGTCTGAATCAATCATTTCAAAAGTAACCCCAGAAGGTTGTATGTCTATTGCATAACCTCCAACTGTCAAATCAGCTAATACTTTTGCATGTAGGCTTTCACAAATTGGATCTGCTACCTCATAAGGTGTAGTAGTAGAAGAACCTCTAACAATAACGGCAATATTTATTCTAAAATTCCAATCACATTTTGGATGTGAAACATTTATAGAAGGATCATCACTAACAGGCTCTAGAACAATTGCTGGACTTTCTGCACGTGTAATAGGTGTCAATCTTTCTCTGTAGATTCTTGAACCAACGCCCCCTGCTGTCCCTGCAAGCGTTGTTTTTAGTTGGTCTAGTATGTTTTCCCTTTTACTAGTCATTAGGCTTTAGAAAGTGCAATTTGACAAGTAAGGCCATCTAAATCTTGGTCAACACTTCTAACTTCATAATCAACAGAACTAATTGTGATAGTGCTGCCAATAGTCAAAGTTCCAAACTCTGAAGTTTTGGCGTGGGCATTGTAATCGCGGAATATGACTTGACCATCTAGAACCATCTCATCTGGTTGATCAAGGATAACAACGCCTGTAACTCCTCCACTTGTTGCAGTAACTCCAAAGTCAGCAAATGAAGCGGTTAGATCATCACTCAGCGCCATCTTTTACTTCTTCTAAAATTGATTTTACTTTTTTAGCCTTTGGTTTTACTGGCTCTTCTATTACTGGAGGTTTTGGAGGACAACTTGCAGCCTCATCTTCTATGGTTGCTTCTTTTGCTCTATTTCTTGAAATTAAAGAAGTTGCATCACCTTCTGACAAATCATGTATTTCACCTTCTTCAAGGTGAACGCCTTTTACAGCAGTAGGACGAATAATAAGAACTTTCATAATATAAAAAAAGAAGGGGGCTAAATTGCCCCCTAATAACTACTAAGTAGTGACATCAAGAATTGCAGAGAAGGCTGAAGCCTGACGAATTCCGACATCTATGGATGCCATAGCCCTTGTAGAAACTAAACCATTGGTGAAGTCTGTACCGTCTGAATCAGATACAGCTATTTCTACACCGTTACCCCATGTAGCAAGAATTGCCTGGGAGAAATCTCCGAAAAGAACTGCACTACATGACCCCGAAGTGGACCCCTTAGTGAGATTAGATGGAACCTGATTAGTTACACCGATTTGGTAGCCGTTAACAGTTCCAGGTGTTGCACCGCGTCCACGTGCTGCTAAGTCACTATTCCAAAGGAAGTCACCATTTCCAGCAGCAGATCCAGCGCTGCGTAGCTGTTTAAGTGCTGATAGTACTTTTGCATTGGTGACATAGCCCATAGTTGA